ACGATGTCTACCGCGTTGAGAAGGAAGTCGTCTTTGACTACATTCACGTTACCACGCCGCTCAAGACTACCCATACCACGAGTTGAAACCCCTAGTTGAACACCGCCTTCGAGCAGACCTTGAACGATCTGACCCATGGGAGTATCCAGTATAGTGGCCTTTCCTACAACATCGTTTCCTTGAAACTGCAAGGACTCGATTTTGTGAGAAACTTTATCAAGGTTGATTGTCGGGCCTTCCGGATGGTTCAGCTCTCCGACAGCTCTACCTTTTGCAACCTGCTCAACAACATACTTGTTGACGGCAGATTCCATAATTCCACGGGGATAGACTCTACCATTGCGGTTCTGTGCTTCAGACTGAGCAAATATTCCTTCAATAGAATACTTCTTACCACCACCCTCTTTGGCTTCGGTAAGAACCTCAAGGTGTTGGTCAGTAAATTCAGCAATGAGTTTCATCTTAATCCCTGTACTGTTTAATGAATTCCGTAGCAGCTTTCACTGCATCATTCTGTGATTTGAAGTCATCGAGCATGTCGCCATCGACATACGCTTCAAATCTACCAGAATTTTTACGAACTTCAACCTGAAACCCATCAATTTTTTTAGAGTAAACAGGTTTCTCTTTTTTGTTTCGAACGTCACGAAAACTTTTCATATCTTGACATTTCTGCTAATTATTTATAAAAAGTAATATTTCAGCTTTTACTGTTCTTCGTCATCATCTGAGGCTTCATCTTCCTCAGACTCATCATCGTCTCCTAGTTCTTCTCCTGCTTCATCAAATGCAGCGTCAAGTTCCTCGTCGCTCATATCAGCAAGATCTGCAATATCAGCCTCGTCATCTTCTTCGGCTTCTACTCCGTTATAGATTTGATTTGCAAGTTTAACTTTTTCTTGGTCAAGTACATCTTGAATTTTCACAGACATAGCGTTTCCAAAGACTTCACTTGCTTTATTATAATCTTGATCCAATGCGTATTGGACAAGGTCTTTGACATTATCATTCATTTAACTCTCCTAAAGCTTTCTGTTTGTGCAGTCGGGAATCCTCCTGCTTGTTCATCGGCCGGTTGTTCTGCTGGTTGAGGAGCTTGAGCAGGAGCTGCGCCTTGTGCTTGTTCTTCCTCACCATCAGCAATCTCACCAGACCTCTTCTCATCCTCAATCTGCTTCTTGATGTCTTCAACTTCATCTTCTGTAAACATAAGAACATTCTTAAAGATAAATTCTTTAGAGAAAAACTCACCAACATAGTTCTGCATCTGATCAAGCATCTGAACACGTTCACGTAATAACTCAGCGTCACGTAACTCAGTAAAGTGATTGTCACGAACAAAATCGATAGCGATGTCGTTTTTCCACTCGTTCCAGTCTTCTTCTGTGATAATACCTTTGAGGATCAACTGCTTCTTCAGAATGCCATAGAATAGATGCGCAAAACGTCGACGTAGTCGATCAATAAACTTCTGAAACTTTAACTCGTCACGGCTAACTTCAGTCGAACGACCGAGTGAGAACTGTGCCTCTTGCTCAAGACGATTAATAGGCACGTTCAGTGAACGGTATAGCTTCTTCTGGAAATAGATGATGTCGTCGATCTGACCTAAGTTCTCGCCACCAGGCAATGTAGTAATCTCTGTACCACGGCCGCCTTCTCTACGTGGTAGCCAGAAATCTTCTAGCATTGACATGTGCTTACGGTCATCGCGGATCTCACCAGTTTGTGCATCGTAAACAAGTTTGTTACGATACTTAGTCATGATGTCTTTCATGTATTGCTCAGCCTTACCGCGCGGTAAGTTGCCGACGTCAATATAGAAGATACGACGCTCAGGTGCACGTGCAAGACGATAGATGACTAACGAGTCTTCCATCATCCGTAATTGATTGATAGGCTTCAGTGCCTTGTGCAAGTAAGAGATGATCTTCTTGCGTGACTCATCAAGCAAACCAGAAGTTACGTAGCTAACCGAGTCAGACGTCAGTTTAACACCGCCGACCTGTGAACCAGGTTTGTCTTGATAGATGTAAAATTCTTCTACATTTTCGATCAAGTCAACACCGGTGACTGGATCTTTTTTCTTCTTAACCTGTTTAACTTTACGAATCTTAGATGCATCAATAGGACGAATCTCTTGAATGCCTGCTTTTAATTGTGATTCGTTAACTACAAGATGGTGATACAACCTACCGTCGATATACCATCTCTTAAAAATATCATGTCCATACTCGCCAAAGTCAAGCATGGCATATACGTTGTCAAACTCTTCTTTGATTTGCTTCTTGATTGCGTCTGACACCTCAACGTTATCTAAGTTGATGTCGACGTTCTGCTGTAACTCTGAAGCAGAGATTGATTCGTTTACAATGTCTTCGATCGCCATGTCGACTTCAGGGTGAGTCGCGACACCGCGATACTGCATAATGATATTATGGTTGTCCTTTGAGTCGGACCCATCCATATTCAAATATTGGCCGAAATACGCGCCACCAGCTGTTACATAACCTGCACCGTCATCATCTCGTGCAGGCACAATAGAAGGTTTTTTCTTCGGATCTTCTTCCGGAGCCTTCTTGATTTCCCAGCCGAATAATTTAATCGATCTATCCGCCATTATAGTGTCCTGTTAGAATCGGGGTGGAATTTTTCCACCCCTCCTCTTTATATATTAAGTAGTAGTTTGAGGCTCTTGAGCCTCGAAGTACTGATATGCAAACGTGACCTGGAATCTTTCGATCTCGTCAGTTGTTGCATAGCTCAGATCGATAGCGCTCAGATCTTGAGGGAAAGCACCTCTAAAGGTGTATCTCTTGATTGTCGAACCATCACGATCGAGTTGGTCAACAAACAGGTCTGATTCATATGCAATAGGACTTGCCAGACCTGTGTTGGCCGAGTGGTTATTAATACCATTCATCCAACGCTCCATCGCGTTACGCACATTGAAGTCGGTATCGTTGATGATCGTGACTGTCCACTCTGGGAAAGTACGGTCACCAGCCATCTTCAAAATACGTCCACGGAAAGGAACGTTGATGATGCCGAAGGTTGAACCTGGCAACTGAGCCGCTTCGCACAAGAACGAAGTCAGTTCAGCGTCACCACCGGCATAACCTGGGTAGTTAATCGTAGCCTTGAATAAGTTAGGTCTAGCGCCACCACCTCTGAGTTTTGACTTGAAATCGTCAACGCCTAATACTGCCATTTTATTTCTCCTATGACGCTAAGTTAAACTGTGCCGACGACTTCTTCGAAGTCAACGCCAGTTCTGACGGCCACGAAGTTCAGCGTGACGTAGTTGATGGACCGAGCTGGCTTGATAAAGATGCTAGCAATGAACTCATTGCGGTCAATGACAGCAGGAGTGTTGTTAGTCTCATCACAGACAACGCGGAAGTCTGTAATACCACGTCTACCTTGAACTTCACGAAGAACAGGTTCTACAATGTTTACGAACTCAGCGCGAGTGAACTCGTCGTTGAACTCAAACAGAACTTGTTCAGCGGCTCTACTGATTGCTCTCTCGAGTACCAAGAACAGACGCCGGACATTGATCCGATCGAATGCAGATACGCGACCCAAGAAGGTCTTATCACCGAACAGAATCGTGCCTTGACCAGGGATATTAGCGATAGGGTTAATACCAGCTTTATACAGTGTATCACGTTGTGTTTTTGTCGGGCTATATACCAGAGATGTCACACCTAACAACTGACCACGGCGTGAACCTGCAGGAGAGAACCATGGTGCTTGGTTGTAATCTGTAGCAGCCATGATACCTGCAACTGTAGAAGCAGGAGGGATATAGACATACTTGTCGTTGTACTTGTCGTATACCTTTAAATAGTTATTATCTACAACAAGATACGAAGACCTAGTGAAACTATTAGCAGTTGTGACAGCATTTGTGACTCTAGTTGCATCACTAGACGTATTCAAGATGTCATTTCTAGCAACAGAACTTATTGCAATACAGTCTTTCCTTCCTACTGCCTTAGATACTGCATAATTAGTAACTGTTACTTGATCTTGGCTAGTAGTAGCTCCAGGAACAATCAAGAAGTCTATTTCTACTTGATCTTTGTCACCAAAATAATCCAAACCAGTCATCATCTGCGCAGCTTGCAGTGTTGCTGAATTTGTTCCATTAACCAAAGATAAGCTAGTCGCAATCCTATCAGCTGAATCGGTTGTGTAATAACTTGTACTTACCGACGACGCATTCGCAGCACCTTTGTTTTCAAGAGCCGCGGTGAAATTATACATTCTAATATAATTAGAACGATTATTAATTACTTCTTTAGCATAAATGCTCTGGCCTTCATCGTTCTTAGCATCTGTTAAGATGGAGAGACCTGGCCAGGTTTCAAGGACGGAGCCTCTAGTACCTGTCAGTAGACCATCTTCGTCTACAACTACTATATGTACTTCGTCACCACTAGAACCTTTAGCCGATGCAAAACTAGAAGTATCTGGCCTAGCATCAAAACTTGATGCATAAGACCATTCATTAAAATTACTGTCTGATATATCAGCTGGTAGCATAGATACTTTAATGCTATTACCGAGTTCGCCTGCATATTTGCTAGTAAACA